CAAAGTTAAGATTGGCTATGGAGCCTAGTTCTTGTTCTAGGCCTGATACGTCATCACTGACAAGAGAATCAATAAATTCTTCAGCTTCATCCCCAGTGATTGAATCACTGAAATCTATCTCATCACCAACAAAATCATCGATGATGTCATCTACGATATTGTCAATCTCTGAATCTGTGAGATCTACCTCGTCACCAACAAACGTATCATCATCATTGTCACCTCTAGAGGACTCATCATCGCTGTCGGTATCACCGGTGTCCCCGTCATCAAATCCTGCGTCATCAGACCCACCCGTGTCACCAGTATCACCGTCATCAAATCCGGCGTCATCATCATTGAAGCGACCACCATCATAGTCATCATAGCTGTCGGATTTACTGCCGCCACCGCCGCCACCGCCGCCACCGCCGCCATCATCACCGAAGCAATACATCGTCCTGATAAATAAATCATCAAGTGCGTCAGGACTCAGCGATGGACATATTGATTTAAACTTCATTGGTCAAGACCTTCTTGTAGTAGATGCCACCTTTCTTAAAACCGATGTGGTTGCAAAACCCATCCCACCGATTGAGGTTGTCATCAACAAACGATGTAGGAGTGAATGACATCTGGACTACACCGTGACTTACGCACCATTTTTCCCACTCCTTAAAAAAGTTTAACGCAATCCGAGGTGACTTGTGCTCTGGAAGCAGAAAAAATAATTCTTCACTGGAAAGACTTTGACTTGAGTTCCAAGGTGGATGATGCTTACCCGCAACAAAAAACCCTATGACTTCAGAGTCTTTCTCGCACACCATCCATAACTTGTTTTTGTTCTTGATACCGTTCAGGGTGTACAACAATGCATCTTTAAAATTGTAAGTTGTGACATCACCAAACTGGCTGAGCCTGTGAAACAAAAAGGCTATCTTCACAATAGCCTTCGCATCATCCTTCGTAGCCAGTCTAATCATTCAAATTCTCATTGCGCCCAGTAACGCCAATCATCACCACTTAACTTTATGGGACCAGTACTTTGCGCTGAGTTTGCTGGAGGGTTTTCCTTGGGCATTGTGCCTTGCATAGTATGACTTTTTACGTGCCTTATCTTTCGCTGTCTTCGGGCTTTTCCCTGCACCCTTCACCCCCTGTTGACCGAAGCGGACAAGCTTATACTTGTCCCCTTCTTTTGCCATGACCACATGAGATTTAGTTTTATGACTCGGGGTCTTCTTGGGCTTATTAACACCGCTCAGCCCAAGCTCCTTCATCTTACTTTTAACTCTTTCTGGAGCGGCCACAATACCTCCTACGATAGAAAGAATGTAACGGAATCGCAAGCCGTTAAATCAAGATATACATCTGTCTCAAACAATATTCCATTGTCAGGGATGTTTACCGTGATCACATCGGATGTTGTAAACGCCATAGAGAGCCGGGTTGTCCCACTGGCACCGCCATCTTTGACGACAATAGCAGGACTCCCAGAACTCGCTGTCGTGGCAACGATCTGACGTACTCGCGATCTCTGCCCAAATATTGTGCCGTCACTTGTTCGAGTAACTGCAAATGTATCAGACATTGCCATGATCTACCCCTTACGCAATCGTAGCGCCGTTGTTTCCGACAACCACCCAGCCTGCTGAACCGTAAACGAGAACAACACCGTCTCCAACGTCATTGAACGTGAGGGTTGTACCGCCAGCAAGAGTTGTTGGAGTAAGAGTTCCATCACCACCGTCAGTGACCATTGTAATGATCTTAACCTGACCTGTCGCGCCATTAGCTAGCGTGAGTGCGTTCGCTCCTGTGGTGGTCACCTCTGTGATCAGATCAGTGATATTAACTGCACCAGCGCCAGACAGTGACTGAACGCTACCTGTGATGATATCTGAATATGTGGTACCTGTGGTAAACGCTCCTGTCGTTGCGTTCTTTGTTACAGATACGAATCCGTTTTCGGAGCGGACTGCCCCATTGAAAGTTGTATTAGCCATGAAAATCTCCTGTCTTGGCCAGTGTCAAAAAGTGCACATGCACCTTTTGTCAGGATGAAAAAAGGGAGGCCGAAGCCTCCCCTTTATTGTATCAGGAAAAGATTCCTGATTAAGACGCACCGGGCGATCCGAAGATTCCTAGTGGGTCTGAAACACCGAAGCTGTAACGCTCGCGAGCTTTGTAGCGAACATTGCCAGTATCGAAGTCACCGTCCATAGACGTTTGCATTGGAGTACGCTCGAAGTGCTTCATTCCGTTAGGAACGTCTGTCACTAAGAAGAAGGCATCGCTGTCAGTCAAGTAGTGATTAACGCGATATCCCTCTGGGATAGACCCATTGTTACGCAATGCGTTTGTGTCGTTGTCGGCTGTTCCGGTACGCAGTTCTGATTCGAGCAAACGAGTTGCAACGAACATCAATGCAGGTGGAACAATCAGCTTACGAGGACGTGCCGCGATCAGAAGACCACGCTCATCCGTGAAAGCCGCGATGTCGATCACAGCCTGCTCAAGAGAAGTCTCGTTGAGGTCAGAGTCTGTAGAAAGACGGTTACGGTTGTTACCGCCAGCAACAGTTGGGTGCGCTGTGTTGAACAGAGTTACGCCATCTCCAGATTGGAATGTGTCGAAACCTGTGTTCAGCAGAGAAGCCGCTTTTGTTTGCTTGGTGTAAGCCATTGCGCGAGCAAGTGCTTTTGTGTACCGAGCAGACAGAGCGTCATACAGGTTATCTTCCATTGCCTCTTCAGTAATGGAGAAACCCATCGCAACTGTTTCGTGGTTGTAACGAGCAGTGAAAGACTCCTGAGCATTGTCGTAGGAAATCGCACTTCCCTCTGGCTTGACCGGTGCGGCACCGAAGCCTGAGAGCTTAACTTCTTCCTCGAAAGAACGCTCTGAACTTTCTGTTTCATAGACCTCTGCATGTTCATCTTCATACTTGTCGTACTCAAGACCAAACAATGCATTAAGGCCCGGTAATAACTCCTTGAGGAGTTGGGCGCGAGTAATAGCCATCGTTCAATCTCCTTATGCAGAACCAGTGGTAGATGAATGCTGATGATAGTTGAACTTACAAACCAGTATTGGGTATGTCGTTCCTTTCTCATCACCCTGATCCCCACCAAGATAGTCAATAACCCGAATTGGGTTCTGAGCATCTGTGCTCAACTCTGAGATGTCTAACGCTACGCGAGATACCTTCAGGGTTGTATTTGGTGCAGTCTGCACAAGCAAAGTGTTCTTGCCGTAAATATCTCCAGTGTTTGTTGGAGCGGCATCCGCTTGAATCGCAAACAACACATTGGGGTCATCAACGACATAAGCCATTGCGTCTGAAGCAACAGTGCTTGCAGGCCACAACTGACTGAATGTCATTTGATTTGTGTTGGGATCAGTAAACTTACAGCCCAAGAAAATACCTACCATATCGATTTCGGTAGAGTCATCTCCTGTAGCTGACTGCTTTTCGATAGTTGTAGCGGTCCCGCCATCAACTAGTTGCACGATATCGCCCATAGCAATACTCGTACCGTACCCAGAAGCAATAGGATACTGGCGGAAAACCTCCAGTGACCCACTGTCTAGGCGACCAATCGGGCGTAACCCGAAGGGTGCGGCTGTTGCAGACATTTGTCTATCTCCTTACATATGTCTATCAGAAGCGACACCCCAATTAGCTAGGAGTTGCCACTTCCAAAACTTACTTTCGTTCTTTTTTCAGGGCGTAAGAGAGGCATCCTTGGATCGTTCTCTCTCATAAAGTTGTTATCCACAGACTCTATTTGCCGTTGATTCATTTCCGCGTAGTATTCCTGACGGGCTTCCACGTTTTCTTTGCTGTTTTTACACAGTAATAGGCCACCTACTTCGACATTCCCCTCGAAGCGAGAATCAATATCTGACTGCACCATTAGCTCGGGATGATCTTCAGCGCGAACAGGTTCCCACCCTTCGCGAAACTTTGCCGAAACATTGGTATTGTCAGCCTGTCCTAAAATTGATGTGCGTACCCAACGGTACGAATATCCATCCTCACCATCTGGAGTAGGAATTCGGGATGCCGGAGCCCAAGCTTTTTTGCGCTCAGTTTTTTCGCGGGTCTGAGATTCCCTACTTGCTCGTGTGCTCATGCTTGCATTTCCTTCAAAAGTTGCGCGGCATATTTTTCTGGCGTAAGCCCAAGTCTTCTCGCGATATCGACTTGTGTCTTGGTCAACTTTACTTGGCGTGACGATTTCGCTGTTCTTGTAGCGGGGGACACCACGGAGCCCTGTTGCCTTTGTTGTCCAAACTTTGACGGGAATGCTTCACGCATTCTCGAATCTATTTCTTGATAGTAGCTTTCAGTGTTTGGGCTGACACCTCTATCAATTAATTCCTCATGAACCCCGTAGGCATATCCTGTCATTGCCTTATCTTTTAGAAACCAAGGGTTCTTTTCGGACCATTCTACAGCCTTTTGGTCTATCTGCGTTGGTTGTGTTTGTGATGCTTCATACTGTTTTGTATCAAGCTGTGCTGGTTTCTGTTGTTTAGGAGCTTTTGGTTTGTAGTTTGCATAACGAACTTTCTCATTTGCAAGAACTGCCATTTGCTCACTAGCTGATGTTATAGCTTCAGCATCGCCTGACTCATACGCATCTTTGTAAGCCTGCTTTGCTTTTTCAAGCTGGGCCTCAATACGTTGTTGTGCCTGACCGACTAGAGCACCCTCGCCTTTAGAGAGAGTGTTCTTCAGCTTTTGATTCTCTTCGTAGAGTTTCTTCATGTCCTCTACAGCTTGAAGCTTAAATCTCTCAGCCTCTTCTTTTGCTCTGCGTTCCTCGTGATACTCAAACTTCAGCTTCTTAATTCTGCTCTGGACATTATCAGAATAGTTAGATATCTCATCATCACTAGGAATCTCTGGCTCTTGGCCCTCAGCCCTTCTAGGGCGGTCTCGATCCTGCTCTGGAGTATCGTCAACGATTTCGACCTCGACTTCGCCAGCGGCCCCCTCGATCTCTACTTCAATTTCGTTTTCTTCGTTCATGCTCTTTCAACGCTCCTTGGGTCGTTTACTGTTGCCTCAACAGTGTCATCATTAATTAAACGGAACTCCTGTCCTTTAATCTTGATACGTGTACCTGAGTACGATCTGAATATGATCCACTCCCCACGCTGGCAGTACGGCCCTGATGGGAACTTGTCATTATCGGTGTAACACTCATCGCCCATGTCTATGACCATGCCAATAATTGATGCTGTGGATTCTTTTTTACGAAGCTCTTCAGCGATTATGATACCGCCTTCTGTGGTTTCTTCTATTTCTGGGCAGGCTACAAGAATCTTGTATCCCTTTGGAGCGGGTAATAAATTGGCTATCTCTTCACTAAGAGAAAATTCTTTTACTTGCATTTGGTTTCCTTTGCTTACGATTAAGGCCCGTAGTGCCTGCGCCATAGTGGCGTAAACCAATATCTGATTATATCAACACGCATTCACGCTTTTTCGATTTTTTCCTTGAGGTCAACAATGTCCCTCTCAACGGTAGCGAATGCTTTGATCATTCCGCACATGTAGTTGTACTGTGAGTGATCTTCACAGCCACCGCCCGCCATGTGATCTGCGGTGTCGTTCATGTATCCTCGGATTTTATCTTGAATGTAATCAAGCTCTGTCATTTAGCCTCCTAAAAAGTGCATATGAACTTTTTCAGGATTTATTGTCTGCAATTGACTTCGCTATTTCAACACCTAATTTTGCGCCCTCGAGCTGATCCCTACGCTCAAGCTTATCTTTTTCAGTCGCAATCTTGACGCCAAGCCTTGCACCTTCTTGCCTTTCTTGCGAATCGATACGCTCTCTTTCTGTCTCAACGGTAGCTTGCTTGGACTGTTTATCCAGCTCAAGCTTGGCCATGTCAACTTCCCTCTTGTGTTGAAACTCTGCTTCTTCGAGGGCAATCTTCCTTTGCTGTATCTGCGTAAGTGGGTCTTGCGCTTGTTGTTGAGCTTGCGCGGCTTGAGCCTCGGCCTGATCTTTCTGTAATAGTTTTGATGCGGCCTTAGCGACTGTTCCTGCAAGATCATACTCAACGTCCTCTGGGATAGGCGCATCTGGATCAGGAAGAGGAGCGCCCAACTGTTCCTCGATTTCTTTCCGATACTGATGAGCTACGTGCTCTGTGATGTGCTCTATCATAGCGCCCTGAATAGCAGATGCAAACGGGCTCTGGCCAACCATCTCTTTGATCTTTGGATCGTTCATCATCGCCATGTGGACCTGCATATGGGCCTCATGGTCTTGATATGCGAATGCCTTGACTGACTCCTGTTGTAGGATTCGTTGATTTTCTGTCACTGGGTCTGTTGGCTGGATCTCATCATCCAACTTCACTATCTTCTCTGCGTTCTGTATTCCAAGAACATCAAGCATCTGACGATGCAACTGACCTAAGTCGTAGATCTGTGGAGCTTGTTGGGCTAATTGCAATGCCGCCTGATATTGCATAACTCTTTGAGACATGGTTGCCGCATTTGGATCAGAGACAGGAAGCACATCAACACGCCCATCAAAGTCATCAATCCTGTTGAACTTACCGTTCAGCTCATAGTCATAATCAGCGGGCATATAATCATGAATTACGCGAGACAGGATACGCAGTTCGTTACGCATGGAAGAATGCATACGAGCCTGTACACCAGACATCACCTTCATGTTCCGCTCAAGTAACGCGAGAGTGGTACCGACTGGGGCATTGGGGTTCGAGGATGCTATGTCTAGGTCTGCTACAGAGCCAACACGTCTACCCTCCTCAACGATATTGCCAAGCAAGTTGTATAGAACGCCGGAAGGTTCTTTGTATGGCAGTGGGTAGATGTTGTCTCGTATCGCACCGCCGGGGATATCAACGTCTCTGAACTCACCGGGCATCAGAGGAGAGTCATCACCTTTGATACGCAACCCTCTGGCTTTTAGTCCAGCAGGGAGGTTAGCCAAAGTTCCCGCATCGACAAGCTGACGCAGTATCGATGTTGCCGACTTTGCTAGGCCACCAATAAGATGAATAAGCCCAGTCCCGTAGAACCCAAGTCCGGGCAAATAGCGATAGTGCACAAAGTGTTGAAGCTTTTTCTTTTTGCTATCGTCCTCATACCAGTTCTTCCTGATTGAGAGAACTGTTCTTGAAGATTTATCAATCGTAACAACATACGGTCTCGCAATCCCATCTGGGTCTGCGTATTCGCCCGGAAGGTCAAGATCGGTATGGATCTCGAGGATTGTGTATCTGTCATCATCTTCAATCGAGTACGCAGATTCACCATCAAGCTCATCGTACTTCTCCTCAATGTCAGAGATCTCTGGCGCTGGGTCAGGGAGGTCAACATCTTTATAGAAACCAGACACCATCAGCTTGAGAACATCGTTCGCTGACTTCTTCATCACGTGCGTGTAACGCATGGCCGTGTCCAAATCAGCCGCGCCATAAGAAACAACGAAGTCTTCTGCTGGGACAAACATTGCTACAGGACGCTCAAGCATAGGGTCATAGTATATTTTTTTGAAGGCAGAACCTGCCAAGGGTAGCTTGAACAGCATCTGCTCAAACTCATCACGGTACTCAGTCATCACCTCTGTTGTGAGGTAGTTCATTTCGTTCTCGACACGAACAGCCTGCTTTGCTTTATCCGCATCTAATGACCCAACAATATTCGTTCTTACTGGCCCTGATGCTGGGAAGATTTCTGTGATTGCCTGCGCTTGAAAACGAATTACTGACTCTGTAAGTAGCGGGTGAAATACGCCACACGCTCCGGGCCAAGGTTGATCCCTTTCCTCGATTTTGAGTCCCATCAGGTCTAGTCCCTTCACATAGGACCTCGCCCAGTCAGACCTCGACTGACGATCACTGTGAAACTGATGGACTAACTCGGAACCAAGACTTTCTAGATCCGCATCATCCATGAACTCTGCGATGTTTGACATATGGTCTGGACCAATGATGTCTTCTTGCATGCTGGGGTCTAAGACGATAGTCATTCCCCCATCTTCGTCCTCTATTGAGACAGCGTCAGGGTTTATTATTTCGACCTCAACCTGCTCTTCAGATTCGTTGCCGGACATAATCTCGACAACATTCGATGGGATCATTGGTTTTTCAATAGCCATTAGTAAAACTCAGCCTTCCGATATCGGTATTGTGGTTCTTCCCATTCGTCCATCTCAGAACGAATCCATCCACCTTGCCTAAATCTAAGCAGGGCTTGAGACATAGAGTCAACTAAGTCATCGTGCTCACCCGATGGAAACGAGGCGCACTCCTCTATTATCTCATCAGCCCATCTTGTAGGAGGGGCCCATATCACTCCAGATGCAAATAAGTCACTGACTGCATTGACTCTGGCAATCTTATCCTGCCCCCTTGAGGGTTC